TGTAATAGTTGCATCTGCAAATTTAGTAGTTCTGGATTCATCCCATATCTGAGATAAAATTGTTTTTCCAGTTAAATTTTCATTTGCATTATTACTATCTTTAAGATTAAGACCAAAGGAATGATCTGCCCTTCTTTGTAGGGTGAAGTTGTAAGTTCCAGGTTGTGCCATGAATTAAGTTTTAATAACGTACATCATAGATATGTTACGTGGTCTATTTTCACCACCTTCATCTCCAACACTTGTAGAAGTACTTACAGTAATAGTTGTATCATCTACAAGATTAGTTATGTTAAAACCAGGAATATTGCCAGGGCTACCATAAGGACTTGTCTGTCCATCAATATTCGCACCAGTCATTTTGTGACCGTAGACTCTATTATTATCTAATTTAGTTGAAGTATGACCATGAGAACTAGGACTTACAGAAGAACTTGAACTTGCAGAGTGACTATGCTGTTTGTTTTGTTCTGATTGTGAAGTAGCAATGCCTCTACTACTACTATTCCCGTTACTATCTACTACAACATCTACATTTCTTCCATTATCAAAACCTCTTATAAATTCACCTCGTAAATCTGGAAGCCGAAACTCAGAAGATGTTTCCCCACCTGTATTGTATTCAGTTCCAATTACAGCAAATAAAGCAGCATAAGTTGATCTAGAAACGGGATCACCATTACACTCAAGATATCCAGGAGGAACAGTAGCTACTGCCATACAAAAAACCGCACCACTTGGTACACCTTGAACCGCAGAAAAACTTAAATTCCCCGACCCATCTGTTTTTAAAACTTCCCCTGCACTTCCATCTCCATCTGGCAAAGTAAAAGTGACACTGTTTGAAAGTGTTTGAGGAGCTTTAAAACCTAAATATTTTTGATTAATCAAACTTTGGTGAAATAACCTTAGTTCTTTTTGTCCAGATATATTTATTGCATCTTGAGTAAAATGCCCTAAGAATGTACCACCTGCTGTAATACCTATGCTGCCAACCCCAATTTTGAAAAAACCAGTATTACTATCTCCAAAATTAATAGATGGTGCAGCACTTGTTCCAGCATGACTTAAAGTTAAAACTCCAGTCATAGTTCCACCAGACTTCGGCAATAGACCTAAATTATCTTCATCCAAGTTACCTACAGGAAAAAATGTAGCAGCAGTTCCAGATGAGGGGTTAGGATTAGCCTGATCTCCTCCACTAGATTTTCTAATCAAAAGTTTATTTGTCGTATCATCTGCTAAAAACTCACAAGGCAATATTGTGCCTGCATCATTTCTCGGCCCAAAATTGTTAGTAGTAACAGCTTTTATAGTATTTTGAATATCTAGTCTTACTACTTGACCAGAGGCATTATCTATATCTTTATTGTTAACTTGTGTCATTTAAAAACTACTTTTCTTCATTTTACACCCCTTTACCATAACCGACAGCTTGAAATGTAAATTGTTTAGCAGGATTAACAGGACTATCAGAACTATCTAATATTTTAATATTAAACCCCGTTGCACTTACATTTGACAATACAAAATAATCTCCAGCTTCAGCACCTATTATTGTTATACCAACAGAAGGTAAATACGCATTAACTCCACCTAACCCAGTAGCACCTGTAAAAAATGGATTACCAAAAACTACATTTAAACCTGATGAAGAGGAACTAGATGTTAATGGAGCAGTGGAAGTTGTGCTTCCAGAAACATAACTTCTTTCAGTTCTTGATTCAAATGCAGCAAGGAAAGATAATTGTTGAATAGAAATATTATGAGCAATACTTTCTGATCTTAAAGTTAGTCTAAATTGAAATCCTCTTCCTTTAAAAGTACCGTTAGCAAATGTGTTAAATGGTTTATTAGCAAAATCTGAATTTGCATACGATGAACTGCTAGGAGCACTTATTGTGGATCTTACAGTCATTGATGCACTTACATCATTAATTTCTGGTCCGTCAAAGTTTCCATTCTGTGCGTAATCATCCCAAAAAGTACCATTTGGTATTAAAGCATCTACTGTATTTGCTGCACCAACGGTAAATCCTATAGATTGTACTAATCGTTTTAAATTCAGAGAAAATACAGCACCTAAGTCTAAAATAGTTTCAAAATCATAAATTCCTGTTAAATTAGCAGATGGATCAGTAAGTTCTAAGCCCCCTCCAACTACACTTACATTGGTTTTAGTACCTAAAAAACCATTTGTATGTTCTTTATCCTCAAGAATTTGCTGACTATCTATCAAATCGGGTAAGTCTAAGATTATAGAAGTTTCTCCAAGACTGAAATTCCCTTGATCATCACGGAATTTAAGTATGTATTCTCCTTCAAGACTAGGACAAACTGTTTCTGTAGTATTTCCAGCTAATGCTTCTATAAGATCAATAGAGTTTTGAAATGTACCACTACCATCAGTTTTATTACTATGACGCACATAAACTTTCCCTCCGTGGATAACATCAGGATCTATAGCTTCATCCCATCGTAATCTTACTAATTTATTATTAACTGGTTCCATCGTTAAATTTTGAACATTTTCAGGAGCTTCTGTTTTTCCTATAGCATTAAAAGTTATATCACTAGATGTAGCTGATAATTTTAATGCTGCATTATATGAAAAAACCTTAAACTCATACGTTCCAGCCTCAGTATTAAGTATTTCAAAATCAGGTCTAAATACAATTTCATTAACCCAATTTGTATTGTTAAATCTATACTGCACTAGATATTGACTGACACCTGTAACAGACTTCCAAGATAAAATTATTTTAGCTACCGCTACACTATTTATTATTACAATTCTTTCTTTTGGTCGTAAATTTGCTGGCGGATCTTTTGGCTCATTAAGTAATGAAACAGTTCTTGCAGGTAGAGTTACTCCTTGCATTGAATCTATAGCTGCATATTTTGGGCTTTCTTTTGTTACGTAATCGTAGTTATACGATAAAGCTGTTATCGCAAAGTTAATAGCATCTTGTTCTTCTACAGTTATGACTCTAAAAGCTTGAGCTTCTAAATCTGAACTTTGGATAAGCCAAATGCTATTTACATTAGGTGTTGCAGACAGAGCAGGGTCTAGGCTTATTACTCCATTTGTAACGCTAAGTATATTTCTTGTTTCAACCGATCCATCAGGCAACATCACACTACATTTTTTATTCGTACCTGTAAATGTAGTAAGATCTTTAACATTATCTACTGTAATAGCAGTTGTTGTGGCGGATTTTATACGACCACTTCTACGCTCTCCCCCTCTAACTGGATCATTAACAGAAATAACAGATCCAGGTCTGACTATCGCTCCAGCATCTATTGATGTTGTAAAACTTACCACCTCCGTTTCTTGCTCCTCATTTAGTAGTACAGCTTTTCCTAATCTTCGTGCTTGCCCCCTAGAGGTACAAGCAAAAGCTTTTATATCTTTTTTGACAATTCCTAACTTAGCTTGTCTTTCAATATCTTCCTGTAAAGGATTTTGTCCTGTAATATCATCTCCTACTACTTCGTAGTCTATTTCTCGACTATCCATATTAAAATAACTAACATTAATAATTGAATGTCTTTGTTTTAAACTGCTGCCTGAGTAACTAAACCCACCTTCACCTACATTCGCCAAGCTGAACAGATAGCTCGGATCAGTCGGTCTATCCTGTGAGATAGTGACAGAACCCTCAGACCAGATAGGAAAACATCTCATGACTCCAGCTAATTCATTTATTAAAGTAAATGCTTCTGTTGACCCCTGTATGTTTACATTGCAACTAAATCTAGCTTCCTGTCCTCCAAAACCATCATCTACTAACTCATTGGCATACTTACTAGCAGCGATAAAACTGAACAAATCTAGGTTACTGTCTGTAATATGAGTTCCAAAACCATATCTTTCCGTAGTAAGAAGATCAAGCAATATTAAAGCAGGACAAGAGCACCATTGTGCAGAACCCATTGTTCCATTAAAAATATAACCACTTGGATAAATTATTCTTCCTGTCTGCAAATCAACAGTAGGAGTGCCAGAACTGGAAGCACCTGCACCTGGGATTCTTACCTTTACACCACGAATACGAAAAGCTCTTTTAGGTACAGAACTAAACTGTTCAGAATCTATTCTTAAATTTGTATAAGCACTATTTAAGTATCTTTGCTTATCGTCAATCAATAATTGAATACTGCTTACAAAAAAAGCATCTACAATATTACCTCCAGAGGCACGATCGTCTGTGATTCTTTCTATTTTTACATTTGCAAATGTGTAAGCATCTGGTAAATTAATTCGATATTCTTTCGAATAGCTATCAGCAGTTCTGCCTGTTATAGTATCTGTTAACTTCTCGGTGTGATTTGTTTCATTATTAACTTTTAGGGATATTTTTAATTCAACTGATGACCCTAATAAGTCACCTTTGTCTGTAGCTTTTTGTATTTGAGGAAAAGTAACCGTAATTTTCACGGCATCTTTTCCTGTGGGCAGATTTCTTGCCACTCCACCATCACTTTTAGAACATAAAACAGATGCAAAATTAGGTAAAGGATTTTGTGCTTGTTGAATCCCAGGTATATGATCTTGATTACCAGTGCCAAAACGAGGTGTGAACTCTACATTTTTAAAATTAAATTTTGATGATTCTGGATCTGAATTACTAGCATCAGATTGAAGAATAGGAGTATCGTCTAAAAATATGTCTTTCAATGCAGCATTGTTATAGGCTGTAGTTCCTTTTGTTAATCCTGCTTTTGATGGGGTAGCAAAACCTTCTATTTCCCCCTCAGACAAAAGATCCTGTACTGATGCAAACTGTCTGCTATTTAGCGTATCTGGTGCTCTGTTAGGAGTAGGTGGGGTTGGGGGAGGACCACCTGCTCCTCTAATAATTTTATTTATCATACTGATACCTGATTAGTGTCAATTCCTGCTGAGATTACGACCGATCCAGTAAAAATCTCACCGTAAACGATTGGGTGGCTAGTTCCTGCACGGCTGGTATTTTGCACTCCAGAAAAGCTAAATGATATTCTAGGATCTTGTTCATTATTAAATTCTTGTGGTTTTGGCAAAGGAAATAACATTTCACTTACACCCATGAGAGCAAGACCCACCCCTACGTTTGCTGCCTGTGCAGCTAAACCTCCTCCAAAAAAACCAACACCTTGAGTAGCGTTAAGAGCAAAACCCGTTCCACCTGAAATAATACCAACTCCTATTAAGACTGCACCTAATAAAAATTTTCTTGCTCCTCCACCAGCACCAGTAATAACAGGAACAATACTAATATCTGACTGTCCTATTGGATTATATATATCTTCTTCTCCTATTTCATAATCATCTACTAATACCTGATAGTAACGATCTGCCATGTGTGCTTCCAACCCTGTGAAGTTACTGACCAAAAATCTCATGGCATCAGCAGTAGAGTTTATTACAGCATCTAATTCTTTATGTCCGACAAACTCTGCCAGTTCTCCGTAAAGCCTAACTGTTCTGAGCATAGCGATACCTCTTACCAGTACATTTTAACAACCACTCAGAATATGGTTCTCTACAAGATAGTCTATCTGCTAAATGATGTAAAACCATATCTCCAAGAAAAATAGCTACATGATTTAAGGTTGGGTGC